TTTTCCCTACTCTACCTGGTAGGATATTCACCGATTGCCATGGCGAAGAATGCAATAGGCATTTCTATCGCCTGTGAGGAATATGGAGCATCGTTTTTCGGAAATGGTGCGAGTCCGTCAGGCGTACTGGAACACCCTGGGGTAATCAAAAATCCGGAACGTGTGCGTGATGCCTGGCAGAGAGCCTATGGCGGAAGAAATGCCCATAAGGTTGCAGTTTTGGAGGAGGGCATGAAATTCACTCCCATTGCAATTCCAAATAATGAAGCGCAGTTTCTGGAAACCAGAAAGTTTCAGATTGAGGAGATTGCAAGAATGTACAGAGTGCCACTCCATATGATTGGCGACCTTGACCACGCCACATTTTCCAACGTGGAACATCTGTCATTGGACTTCGTCAAATACAGCCTTGACCCCTGGATTGTAAGGTGGGAGCAGTCGTTGCAGAAGGCTTTGCTTTCTGATTCTGAAAAAGGACAGTATTTTATCAAGTTTAATGTAGACGGATTGCTGCGTGGTGATTACGCTTCCCGTATGCAGGGTTATGCCACAGCAAGACAAAACGGCTGGATGTCTGCCAACGATATCCGTGAAAAGGAAGATATGAATATGCTTTCTGAGGAAGAAGGTGGAAACCTTTACTTGTGTAATGGCAGCTTTACAAAACTTTCTGAAGCGGGAAAATTTGCAAATCAAAATCCGGCAAAGGAGGAAGAAACTGAATGAAGAAATTCTGGAACTTCATAAAAAATGAAGATACATCAGAAACAGAGCTGCTCTTCAACGGTCCCATTTCAGAAGATACCTGGTGGGGCGATGAAGTGACGCCCGCACTGTTTCGTGATGAGCTCTCAAAAGTAAGCGGAAATCTGACAGTCTGGCTGAACTCGCCAGGGGGCGATGTGTTCGCAGCGAGTCAGATTTATTCCATGCTGAAAAATCATAAAGGCAAAGTTACCGTGAAAATTGACGGTATTGCAGCCTCTGCCGCATCGGTTGTAGCAATGGCAGGCGATGAAACTTTGATTGCACCAACTGCCCTAATGATGATCCATGACCCCAGCACTTGTGCTATGGGAAACAAGGCAGATATGGAAAAAGCTATCATCTTGCTCGATGAAGTCAAAGAGAGCATTATCAACGCCTACGAAACCAAGTCCCACCTCAGCAGAAACAAGATTGCAAAGCTGATGTCCGATGAAACATGGCTCAATGCAAAAAAGGCTCATGAAATGGGATTTGTGGACGGGATTCTGTTTGCAGAGAAGAAAAAGCCTGTTGTTCCCAAAGAGGAAGAACAGGATGAAGAAGAAGAAAAAGAAGATACACTGACCGCAATGACCTATTCCAAATCGAAGAATCTATCTGCATTCTTATCCAAAGTATCTGCATCGGCAGAATCTGTTACAGGCACACCGATTGACCAGCTTGAAAAAAGGCTGGCATTACTGAAATACTAAGGAGGATTTTAACTATGGCTATGACAATTCAGGAACTGAGAGAAAAGAGAAAGAAGGCTTGGGACACTGCCCGTGATTTTCTTGACAGTAAGAGAAATGCAAACGGCGTTCTCAGCGAGGAGGATTCCAAGACCTACGATGCAATGGAACAGACCATTGTCGATCTTGGCAAGGAAATTCAGCGTCTGGAAAGACAGGCTGAAATCGAAGCTGAAATGAACAAGGCAACCTCAACACCTGTTCTCGGTAAGCCTGCAACTCCGAATGTAACGGAAAAGACAGGCACGGCAAGCGCCACTTACAAGAAGGCATTCTGGAACAGCGTCAGAAATCGTAACTGGATCGATGTCCACGATGATTTGCACATTGGCACAGATGCAGAGGGCGGCTATCTTGTTCCAGACGAGTTTGAACGAAAACTGGTGGAAGCATTGGAGGAAGAGAGCATTTTCCGCCAGATGGCAACAGTCATTAAAACTTCCAACGGCGACCGCAAGATTCCGATTGTGACTTCCAAGGGCGAGGCTGTCTGGATGGACGAGGAACAGCAGTATTCTCTTTCTGATGATACGTTCGGACAGGCATCGCTTTCCGCATATAAGCTGGGAACAGCAATCAAAATTTCCGAAGAACTTCTCAATGATTCTGTATTTGACCTGCCATCTTACATTGCAAAAGAGTTTGCACGCCGTATTGGGGCAAAGGAAGAAGAGGCTTTCTTCGTTGGTGACGGCAAGGGCAAACCGACCGGCATTTTTAATGCTACAGGCGGTGCGGAAGACGGCACTTCCACCACAGGTGCAAGTATTACATTTGATGATGTGATGGAACTTTTCTACTCCCTCAGAAGTCCGTACCGCAAGAAAGCGGTGTGGGTGCTCAATGATTCTACTGTCAAGGCTCTCAGAAAACTGAAGGACAACACAGGAAACTATATCTGGAATCCGTCTGTGCAGGCAGGTGTACCGGATACCATTCTCAATCGTCCTTACAAGACATCCAGCTATGTACCGGAAATCAAGGCTGGCAACAAGTGCATGGCATTCGGTGACTTTAGCTATTACTGGGTAGCTGACAGACAGGGACGCTCTTTCAAGAGACTGAATGAACTTTTTGCTATGACAGGTCAGGTTGGTTTCCTTGCAAGTCAGAGACTGGACGGCAAGCTGATTCTTCCGGAAGCGATCAAGACACTTACCATCAAGAAAGCGTAATCAGAGAAAGGGGTTGGAGTGGGTGGTAACTTTACAGGAAGTCAAGCAATATCTGCGGATTGATTTTGAAGATGATGATACATTGCTTCTCTCCCTTATTTCAACTGCAAAACAGCTGGTAATGGATGTAGGAAGAATGGATGAGGAACGCTTTTCAGAAAACGAAGATGTGGTACGGACAGCGATGCTTTACACGGTTTCTTATCTCTATGAAAACCGCAATACTGCAGACTTTTCCAAGCTGACGTTAACGCTTCGTGCCATGCTGTTTGCACAGAGAGAGGGTGTGATGTAATGGAAATCGGAACTTTGAATCAGCGAATCACCTTTCTGGAGAATCGTGTTGCTACCGATGAAATCGGCAATCACACTGCTGTGTGGGATGAGGTCTTTTCCTGCTGGGCAAAGGTCACTTTGAAATCTTCTGCAGAGCATACGGACGCTGGTGTGACCAAAGAGACACAGACACTAGAATTCCTCATTCGGCAAAGTCGAAACTGGATGCCGTCTGTAACAGGCAGCCGAATCTTGTTTCGAGATGTCACATACAACATCACCAGTGTTACACCGGATTATCTGCACAAGGATTATCTGAAACTTACTGCAGAAGCCAGAAAGGCAGGACAAAATGACCAGTATTGACAATCTTGCAGAGGAAATCATGCAGGGCTTGCAGGAGTATGCAGACCTTGCAGATACTGCCATGAAAAAGGCTGTCCGGAAATCCGCTACACAAGTGAAAAACGAAATCTCCGCCAATGCCCCGAAGGACACCGGAAAATATGCAAAAAGCTGGGCAACGAAAAAGACTGGTGAAAACAGTCACTCTTTGGAGATGACTGTCCACAGTAAGAATCGTTACCAACTGGCACATTTGTTGGAGAAAGGCCATGCCAAGCGTGGCGGTGGTCGGGTATCCGGCAAACCGCATATTGCTCCTGCGGAAGAAAACGGTGTACAGTTGCTGGAGCATTTAATTGAGGAGGCTTTGTCATGACCTACGAACAAATCGCAGAAATGATGGAGGAAATGGGACTGCCTTTCGCCTACCATCATTTTGCCGAGGGCGAAAGCCCTGCACCGCCTTTTTTGCTGTTCTTATCTCCTGGAGAGAATCCATTTTCGGCAGACAATTTGGCATATTTCAGTTGCAAACAGATGGACATTGAGTTGTACACAGACAAAAAGCAGCCGGAATTGGAAGAACAGGTGGAGACAGTGCTTTCCCAGCATGAGATTTATTATACAAAAACAGAAACATTCATTGATTCGGAAGAATTGTATGAAGTGCTCTATGAGATGGATGCCTGAGTCCGAGGCAGGATGCTGCACGAGGACGAATGGTATGCCGACATTAGATTTTAGGAGGCTGGTATATATATGGCAATGGAGAAAAACAAGGTAAAGTTCGGTCTGAACAAAGTTCACTATGCAAAAATCACTTCTTATGATGAAGAAGGTGTACCGACTTTTGCAAAGCCAGTTCGCATTCCCGGTGCAGTGTCGCTGTCTATCGATGCAGAAGGTGAAGCATCCAATTTTTACGCTGACGATGGTGTGTACTATGTGATCAACAATAACTCTGGTTACACTGGAGATCTTGAAATCGCATTGGTTCCGCTTGAGTTTGCGACAGACATTCTCGGTGAGAAACTGGATGAAAAGGGCGTTCTCACGGAAACCAATACTGCAGAAGTATCCCAGTTTGCACTGCTGTTTGAATTCAGCGGCGATAAGAATAAAATT